AAACTTGGAAAAACTTCTCACCATCCTTTACATTCCATAGCTTTCAAGTTCAAAGATGAAGTTGCGGAAACTACTTTAAAAGATATTGAGTGGAGTGTTGGGAAAACACAAATAACTCCTGTTGCAATCTTCGAGGAAGTTGAAATAGATAGCACCAATGTAACTAGGGCTAGTTTACATAATATAAGTATTATGAGAGAGTTAGAATTAGGTGTTGGTGATAAAATCGGTGTCATAAAAGCCAACATGATAATTCCTCAAGTTACAGAGAATTATACTAGAAGTAATGATGTAGAGATTCCTAGTTCTTGTCCTGCTTGTGGAGGAGATACGGAAATCTTAGAAGAAAATAGCACAAAGGTTTTAGTATGTACTAATGAAAGATGTTTTGCTAAGGTGCTAAAAAAACTAGGTCATTTTGTATCTAGAGATGCTTTAAACGTAGATGGTTTAAATGAAGCTACTTTAGAAAAAGTAATGTTAAAGGTTGATATTGAAACATTTTCTGATGTTTTAAAACTATCTAAGCTAATAGAAGAAAATCAAAATGTGAAAAATCTTTTGATTAAAATGGATGGCTTTGGTAAAAAATCTATAGAAAAAATAGTAACCGCAATAAACAAATGCAAAACAACAACTTTTGATAGATTATTATACTCTTTAAGTATTCCTTTAATAGGAAGAAGTGCAAGTAAAACCATTGCAAAGCATTATAATAACAATGTGTCTGATTTTATAGATGATTTAACATTCAACAAATATGATTTTACTAATTTAGATGACTTTGGTGATGCAATGCATGAGTCACTTACAGGATGGTTCAGCATCAATGAAAACATGCATGAGTTTAAAGAGTTATTAAAGGAAGTAATCCTAAAAACAGATACCCCAAAGGCTGAAAGTAATAAGCTAGAGGGTTTAAATATATGTTGCACGGGAAAGTTTGCAAGCTACTCAAGAGACGATATTAAAAAAATGATAGAATCAAATGGTGGAAAAGTAGCAAGTGGAGTTTCAGGTAAAACAACTCACCTTGTAGCAGGAGAAAAGGCAGGAAGTAAGCTTAAAAAAGCAAATGACCTTGGGGTTATAGTTTTATCTGAAGACGATTTTATAAACATGTTAAAATAGTTAATGAAATATAATTTTTTCAAAATACGAAACAACAGGTACCTTTTCGTACCTATATGGAGTATGTAAGAGGTATCTGTTGTAAATCGTTTTAAATAAATAAAAATTAAATAATCGGGGTGATTTTGTGAGTGAAGGTAAATCTTTATATCTTGTCAAGGTAGAGCCAAATGCAAACAACAATAAATACTATAAAATGATAGCGGTAGGAGATTCTTTTGAAGTACAATACGGAAGAATCGGGAACATCAATTATCAATCTAAAACTTATCCTTTAAGTAAATGGGATTCTACATTAAGAAGCAAACTTAAAAAAGGATACGTAGACCAAACAAGACTAGTTGCTGAACCAGTTGTTGAAAAAAAAGAAAATCCTTATTTAAATATTGATATTCCAGAAATAGAAATGATTGTTGAAAAACTTCAGCAAATGGCTAGTAAAGCTATAAAAGATAACTATACAATTTCATCCTCAAACGTTACAGAGGTTATGATAAAAGAAGCACAAGTGTTTTTAAATGACTTAAATAACATTGATAAGTTTAATAACTCATTAGAAAAATTTAATGATATACTATTAGAGCTTTTTAAAACGATACCAAGAAAAATGCATAAGGTAAAGAACTGTTTAGCTGTTACCACAGATGAATTTGGTGTTATCATTGAAAGAGAACAAGACCTTTTAGACGTTATGAAGGGGCAAGTTTCTCAACATGTAATGAGTAAAGCTACCGACAAAAATAATGAAACAACTCACACTCCAAAAGAAACAATATTAGAAGCTTTAGGGTTAGAGTTTAAACTTGTCAATGATAAAGATATAGAAATCATAAAAGACAGCCTAGGCAATATCAAAGACCGTTTTCATAGGGCGTGGAAAGTGGTTAATGTTAAGACACAAAAGGCATTTGATGGATTTGTTAAAGATAATAAAATTAAGAACACCAAATTATTATGGCATGGTAGCAGAAATGAAAATTGGTGGTCTATTATAGGGGCAGGATTAGTTTTAAGACCTAATGCAGTTATAACAGGTAAAATGTTTGGATATGGAATTTATTACGCTCCAAACCCTAAAAAAAGCCTAGGATATACATCTTTGCAAGGGTCATATTGGGCAAGAGGAAGTTCTAGCTCTGCATTTATGGGGCTTTATGATGTAGCTTATGGTAAAGCTTATGATGTTCATGATTTTAATAGCAGATATTATGATTTAAATTATGAGAAACTGCAAAAAATGTCTCATGGTTCAAATTGTTTACACGCTCATGCAGATAAAGGAATGTTAAGAAATGATGAAATTATCATTTACAAAGAGGAACAGTGTACAATAAAATATTTAGTAGAACTTAAATAGGAGGGAATTATGGAAACAATAGAAAAAATAAGATTACAAGATGAAATAGAGCTTGGAAAAAAGATTTTTAAAAACTTAAAAAAAGGAGATAAGGTAAGGATTAAAGATAATATTGAAGAAGGATATATTGATATAGAAGGAGTCCTTTATGTTCATAGAAGAATGAAAGACTTTGCAGGAAAAATTGTTACGGTCGATTGTGTTAAAAACGATTGTCATTGTCAAGGAATAAATATTAAAGAAGATACTAAATCAACCAAATGGATTTGGTATCCATCTTTAATAGAAGTATTGCCAAAAAATAAAGCAAGTGTTTCTAATTTCAAATATTACAAAACATATCAAAAATTTATAGAAACAGATAACGATGGAAACATATTGAAAGCTGGTGGGTTTAATCTTCCCGAAAGAAACAGTAAAGTTATACATAGTGGTAATGCTACAATTGTAATTTTAGATGACGGGAGCAAAGGTATTGCAAAATGCGACCCTGATGACAAATATGATAAAACAAAAGGCATTAAAATAGCTTATAATAGAGCTAAAATTAAATCCTTAACTAAAGAGATTAAAAAACTTTATAATGACTAATAAATAATCATGGGCTTGACAAAATGAATAGCCTATGTTATAATAAATCGTATGCAAAAATAAAAAACAGGAGGATATTTTATGCCAAAAAACACTGAAAAGCAAAAGCTTAAAAAAGGGAAGTCGTATTTTACCATTACAGGAGCTTTAAAGCTGAAGGACAATACGTTTACTATTGATAAGACATCAGATTCAGGTTATCAATACTCTAGACTTAACCTTCAAATGGAAGCAGGAGCAGGAAATGTTATCTTTGCAGAAGCAATGGGAGGATTTTTCCCGAATAAGGATAGCAAAATCTACTCAGCACAAAAAGAAGATATTACAAAAGCTTATGAAATTGATTGGGAAGACAGATTTGATGATGAAATATTAGAAAAGGTTCATCCTATGAAGTTTATTAAAATAGGGATAAAAAGAAAAGAAGTAGAGCAAAAAGAAGGTGAAGATAAGAAGAAGGGTGAATTAATTGTAAAAAAATTCTTAAGTTGGTATGATGCAATTGAATATCTTGATGACCACTTAGAAACAGGAATGAATTTAACAATTAACGGACAGTTAAAATATAGTATTTATAATGATAAAGTTCAAGTTAAAAAAGAAGTTAATAGCATTTTCTTAGCTTATGATGATGCTGTACATGGTGCAACATTTACACAATCTTTATTAATTGACCAATATGCTATAGGAACACTTGATAAAGAAACTAATGAATATCCTATCTATGCAAAAGTTTTAGACTATACTAAGCTATATAATGGAAAAGAGGTAAAGACTACTATTCCATTCCCATTAACACTTTATGTTCCAAAAGAAACTGAAAAAATGAACCCAGAATTAATTAAAAAGTTCTTGAAAAAGTTCTTTAAAGTTAAAAAAGGCGTTGATGAAGTTGTTATGGAAGGTATTATCACTAACGGTTCTCAAACAAGTGAAGTAACAGAAGCCGACATTCCAGATGATATGCAAGAGTTAATTGATATGGGATTATACACTAAAGAAGACATTCTTAAGAAATTAGTTGTAAGAGGTGGCGGAGCATCTAGAATGATTATAACAAAACCTCACGTAACAGCGGTAGAAAAAGACGGTCAAAAAGTACCACAATTCATTCAAAACATTGGAAGATATACGGAAGATGATTTACTTTTAGATTTTATGAATGAAGATGCAGAAGAAGATGCACCGTGGGAAAAAGAAACCGATGAAGAAACAAAGAAAGACGATGGAAAAGCTGAAGAACCAAAAGAAGATGATTGGTTAAACGATTTAGATTAAAACAATCATCAGGCAATAAATAAGTAAATCTATGTAAAAAGGAAGGATTTAAATTAGATTTGACACCTTCCTTTTTATTGCATAGACATAAAATATATTAATAAAATTTAGGAGGCTCATATGGGATTATTTCAAAAGGTTGAAGAAACAAGAAGCGGTATTAAAGTATTGGTATATGGCGGAACAGGAACAGGAAAAACTACTTTTGCGTTAACCTTTCCAAAGGTTTGTGCTATAGATAGTGAAAATGGTATGGCTTTTTATAAAAACAATCCTAACCTAAAATTCCTTTTAAACTCAAGCTCTGCACAAGATGTTGAAGAAGGGTTAGAGGAAATTGAGGATGAATTAATTGATAAAATTCAAACTTTAGTAATTGATTCTGAAACAAAAATTTACGAAAACTTACAAATTAGCGGATTAAACGTAGCTGAAAGAAGAGCAAGAAAAAAAGGTGATTCTGTTGATGATGCCAACATTTCTCAAAGAGAATGGGGTAAAATCAAGATGATAAACAAAAAGCTTCAGGCTACAAAAATATATTTAGCTTCTCAAGGCATTAACATTCTTTCAGTAGCACAAGAAAAAGAATTAAAAGAGAAGAAAGGTCAAGACTTTGTTACTGTTGGATATGCTCCAGATACAGCAAAAGGATTCGGATATGACTATGACCTTGTGCTTAGACTTTTCACTGAAAAAGATAAAAAAACAGGTGAAGAAGTATACAAAGCAGAAGTTTTCAAAGATAGAACCTCAACATATAAAAAAGGTGACATTATCGAAAACCCTTCATTTAGTCAATGGCAACCTGCGGTAGAAAAAGTTGCAAAATGCAAAATAGATGTTGTAAATTACAACAAAGATGTTGACAAAGATACAGGAAAGATGAATTCTGAATTAGAGAACTTAGAAGACCTAATCAAAGAGTTTAAATCTTTAATGCAATCAGCAGAAAAATCTCAACAAACAGCAATTAAGGCTGAGTTGCAAAAGATGGGAATAACAAATCCTTTAAGACATGACAGTGTAGAAGATATGCAAAAATTAATTAACTTTATAAAAACACTTTAATATTAAGTTAATATTAAGACATTTATTTGGTGGGTTATGTCCAATATAATCCACCAAATATCAATAAGGGGGATGTTTATGTGCGAGACTACAGAAGAATTTGTGATAGAGACAACCGAGAATGAATATGTGTGTTTCGGGTGTAGAGAAAAAACAAATACCTTTGTTAGACACGCAAATGGTAGAAGATATCATTTGGAATGCTACAAAGAAAAATTAAAAAAAGAGAATGCCTATCAAGAATGGGATGCTTTATATCAATATGTACGAAATGAAATTATGAAATATCCAGAAACAGTATCATTGTCAAGGGATATGGTTCTAAGACTGAAAGGATTAAAAGAGGGCATTTTTAAAAGCAATAGAAAAATAAAAAAGTTAGCCAACTATGAATTTAAACATATCTTATATACATTTAAATTTTGCAAACGAGATATTGAGTGGGCACTTTTGAACACAGAGTTTAATAATGAAAGTCATAAGTTTAATTTTATAATGAAAATTGTTGAAAGAAATTTAAATGATATAGCTTTAAGAGATTTGGCAGTAAAAAAAGCACAAGAAAAAACAGAAAAAATAAACACAGATGGGATATTCTTAAATCCTGAAAATAAATCATCTTATGTTAACAAATCCAAGAAAAACAAAGCATCAGACAAACTTAAACATCTTTGGTAAAGGAGTGATATTGTGGCAGGTCTTATACATGAAATCAAAACATTAAAAAAACCGTGTGAAGCTAATATTGTAACTTGTTTTTATAAAAATCCAGAGCTTTTATATGAATATGAAACATTAAAGATTGATGATTTTGCCTTTAATGAGTGGAAAGTTTACTTTGCAATTGCAAAACATATAGTTCTCAAAGAAAAGAAGCCTAAGTTAGATGATATCACCATAGGATTCTTCTTAGAACAACATCCAAAACTAGCAAAAAGATATGATGAATATGGTGGTTATGATACCATCAATGCTGTTATGAAATATGTAAGCACAGAAAACTTAGAGGGTTATGTAGAAGAATTGCACAAGTGGAATGCTGTCTTAAGATTAGCTGATAGAGGATTTCCTATTAAAACTAAGTTTAAAGACTTTAAGGATATGAATTTAGAAGACATATATCAATTCTATGAAGCTCAACTTAATGATACATTTATTAATGCTAACACATCTATTAAAAGCTATAATATGTGTGATGGAATACACGATTTAATAGACAGGTGCCATAAAGGAATGGATATAGGATTTCCTTTGCATTCACCTATATTAAATGATGTTGTAGGCGGAAATATTGTAGGAAACATATCATTATTAGGCGGGTGTAGTGGTACAGGAAAGACCAATATGACATTGCAAATGATATTGACTAATATTCTTAGACAAAATGAACAATGTGTTATTGTTATCAACGAGCAAGACCAAGACAAGCTCAGAAAAGAGATGGTAACTTGGGTAATAAATAATGTTTTCGGCGGAAACTTTAACAAAAAAAGATTTAGGCAAGGGCACTTTTCAGAAAATGAATTTATTGCTTTAAGAAAAGCAGCTGATTGGATGGAAGAAAAAGAAGACTTAAAAAACATAACAATTATTCCATTAGAAACATATAATGTCGGATTAATGAAAAAAATCATAAATAAATATTCAGCATTAGGGGTTAAATATTTTATACTAGATACATTTAAAGCAGGAGACGATAAAAACAATAATATGGCAACATGGGAAGCTATGATGCATGATATGAGGACATTATATGATACTGTTAAACCTGCTGTAAAAAATGTTCATTTATGGGCTACTTTGCAGTTAACCAAGGATAGGGTTAGATATTTAAAAGCTGACAATATTGGTATGTCTAAGAATGTTGTAGATGTATGTTCAACTGTTATGTTAATGAGACACTTGGCAGATGATGAAAAAGAAGGTGGCAAAAGAAAGCTATCTGTATATAAGCTGACAGGAACTAATGGTAAAACAAAAAAACCTGTTATACTAGATGAAGACAAACAATATATAATAATCTTTATAGACAAAAACAGAGAAGGAGAATCTGGAAGTTTTCAGGTAGTAGCAGAAGTAGATTTAGGTAGAAATATGTATAGAGAAGTAGGCATCACACACGTGCCACAAGAACTATAAGATAAAAGGAGAGATACATATGGATGCATTAGAGCTAAAGAATTATATATCTTCTAAAAATTTAATAATGGATGTCTTAGAAGATATCAAATGTCATTCAATCAAAGCATATTCAAATGAATATAGGGCGGGACTGCCAAATGAAACAAATCCTACGGCGGTTTCTATTAAAAAAGATAGTTTAAAAGTAAGAGTGTATACAAGCACACAAACTTTAAAAGGTGATATTTTTACTTTAATTATGGAAATAAAGAAATTAAAGTTTAATGAAACCATAAGATATCTTCATAAACTGTTTAAGTTGAAATATAGTCTTTTTTCTAAAAAAGAAGATAATAGTAAGGCAAATGCTATTTTAAGTGTTTTCAAAAATGCTAGATTTAGACAACAGTTTAATGAGTTAGAACTAAAAACGTATAATGAAGATATACTTAGTCCATATTTAAATCTTCCTAATATATGGTGGGTGAGAGAAGGAATTGTACCATCTGTACAAGAGAAGTTTAAATTAGGATATTGCCCAACAAGTAGTAGAATAACTATACCTCAAAGATATTGGTGTGGAGATGATGATACGTTTATAGGGTGCAAGGGAAGGACAACAATTGAAGAGTATGACATTTTAGGCATCCCTAAATATATTGCACTTACTCCATTTCCAAAGACTTTAAATATATATGGTTTACAAGAGAACTATTCAGACATTCAGAAACGTGGAGAAATTATTATTTTTGAAGCTGAAAAATCTGTTTTAAAAATGAATACATGGAAAATTCCTAACGCAGGAGCAATCTTAGGACACGAGTTATCTCCTGAACAAATTAAAATATTAATCGGTTTAAATGTTGACATCTGTCTTGCATTTGATAAAGATATCAGTGAAGAATTTGTCAGGAGTCAGGGTGAAAAGTTTAAACATATTAGAAACATAAGTTATATATATGATGATTTAGATAAATTAGCACCTAAAATGAGCCCCGTAGATAGGAATATCAAAACGTTTGCTGAACTGTATAAGTCTCGAAAATTTATTTAATAGGAGGCTGTTATGGGTCAAAGGAAAAGCACGGAAGAGTTAAAAAAGAAATACAATGTCTCAACAGTATGGAGTTTTTCAAGAGCTAATAGTTTTGTAACGTGTTCATATTACTATTTCTTAAAGTATATTAAGAAAGAGAAAGAAAAATCTTCAAACATATATTCTGTTTTGGGGGGAGATTTTCATGATATTCTTGAAGATTTTTACCTAGGCAAAATAGAATATTCTGATATGATTAATAAAGCAGACTCTGTTATTATTGATGCTAATATGAAAGAGTTGAAATTTGATAAGAATGATGAAGATAGAAATGAAAGCATAGGAAGAAAATATTTTGCGTGTATGAAACACTTTTTTGACCATCATCAAAAGGTGCCACATAAGGTTATGTGTGAGCAACATATTATGATAAAAGTAGGTAAACATTACTTTCAAGGATATATAGATGCCATACATAAAGAAGG